GAAAAAGAGAAAAAAAATAAAGAAGAAAAGAAATCATCGGATAAAATTACTATCTCTCGTATTGAATTTGAAAAACTAAAAGAAGAAAAGGAGCATTACAAAACAGGTCTTTTAACCCTGAAACGTAAAGCTAAATTAAGTCGCCATCTTCCTGAAAGTAAAACCAATGCTCTGATTTTGAAAAAATCAGATGAATCAGAATTTGTTACCAAAGCAGAATTTCAGAAAATGCAACAGAAAAATCTTGAAGATAAAGCAATCGCGGAAAGCATTGCTATCCTTGGAGATGATTTAGATGCAAATTTTGAAAATATTATGCTTTATTATGCCAATCGCCACGGGGATTCTTCTTTAGAAGCGATTAAGGCCAACATTAAAGATGCATATACTCTTTTCCGTTCCTATAATCCACTAAAGCAAAAAAAATCTGTGGAAAATGACAAAAAAGCAAAATCTGATTTACAAAGTGAGCAAGGTTTAGGAATCAGTACGAAAAAAAAGACCACTCCAAAGACAAAACCTGGCGAAAGGAAACTTTTAAGAGGCGGAATGTCAATGGATAAGTGGTATCAATCAAAAAAATAAGTTCATTTGACAATATCTTATGTTTACGCCACGGAATTATGATAGTGGAAAGTTAGTTTCAATGTTACAAGTAGCTAGTGCCAATACAGTAGCCAAAGGTGATGCTTTAGCTTTTTCTTCTGGATATGTCCAACGTGCTACAGGTACTACAACAGAAGTACGTTATGTAGCAATGCAGGATCAAACTACAGCAGGAACAGCATTAACTTTACTTTGTCTTGAAACGGCTGGCGTTGCTTTTGAAGCAGATTGCACCCACAATATGGCTCAATCCTATGTTGGTACAAAAGTAGATTTAACCGATCACGGTAATCTTGATAATGATTCGGCTGGTACTGATTATGTTTTCTTTATTGAGAATATTATTGGGGCTACTACGGATAAAAAATGCGTAGGATATTTCGTGCAAAAAACAACTTAAAAAATGATTACTCGTAACGATTTTGCTTCATTAACCGATGATCTACAAGACATTTTTAATGAAGTTGCCTCTACGAAAGTAGCGGAAATGAAAGGTAATAAGATTTTTAGTGTAATGGATACGAATAGACGCACTTACAACCATTTGATTTTGCACGGGATTTCTGGCATTGAAGAAGTTACTCCTGGCCGTGATTTACCAGAATTGACGACTGAAGAAGGAGATTCCATTACTTACACCCAACGTTATTTTGGCGCGCTCATTCCTGTTACTAAGGATATGCGAAAATTTGATTTATATAATCAAATTGAGAGCATTGTCCGTTCTGTAACCGAGGATGCATTCGACAAAATAGACCAATCATACGCAGATGATATACTCTACGGTTGGGCTACTAGTTATACAGATGTTTATGGTAAATCAGTAAGTGCAGTGGGGCCTGATGCTGTGTGTTTATTCTCTACTGCCCATACAAATAACATTAACTCCACTACTTTCTCTACTGTGATTACTTCTAATCCTGTATTGTCACGAGCGGCAATTAACACCGCAAGGATTCAAGGACTAACACATACCGATCCCCTTGGTATTGCGCGTCCAATCAATTTGGATACTCTTGTCGTTGCTCCTTCCAATGAAGATTTAGCGGAGAGAATTCTTTACTCTACGCAAATGTCTGGGACAGGAAACAATGACATCAATCCATTAAAGGGTAAAGTACCAAATTTGGTTGTTTGGGAACGTTTGCAAACACGTTCTGATGGCACAGATACCTCTGCCTATTGGTTTATGTATGATAGTTCTAAAGTTGGAGAATCACTAAAATCTTTATTTGCAGAAAGACCTACGCTTGATCCGCCTGATGAAGTCTATACCAATAAAAATTGGGACTATTCATTAGATTTCTACTATACGATTGGGCGCGGTTATCCTGCTTATATTTTTGGTTCTAATGCCGGTGGGAGCTAAAATAAAATTAGTTTTCAAAATAATTAGAGGTTTTGAGGGATTTTTCCTTAAAATCCCTCGTCGAGATTTAAAGAATTAAATTATGGGAACATTAGATTGGGCGCGTTTAGTTAGTCAAAACAGAGCTAAAGCAATGGGTGTTTCTTGGTCTAATGATGAATTAAACGCCATTTATAAGTTAGGTATTCCCCCTGATTATGTCCGTAAAGGCATTATTACATTAGAGGAATATTCTGTTTTAAAAGGGAATGAAAAAAAAAGAAATAAAATATCTCTATCAGTTTTGCCTTTGGAGAAAATTTTAATGATTGCACGAAAAGAAAAGATAGAGATTCATCCTGATATGAATAAAGATAGTTTAATTACTGAAATTCGTTTAAATAGAAAATTCAGTTTTCGTACTCTGATTAAAAAATCCAAAAAAGAATTAGAAAAAATGTTAGAAGAACGTAATATTCCTTTTCCTAAACATACAGGTCAAAGAGGTCTATCTACTATCTATGCTTCCTTAATTTTGAAATACGAACGTAATAAAAGAAAAAAGGTCGGGATGGCTTCCTTATAACCCTCAATATAAACTGTGCCTTTCCTTTCCAAGGCCAGATTTTAAGAGTATTGAAAGGACAATGAGATGCGAATTTGCTAAATTGCAAAAATATAATTCAAAAAAAGCGGAAAGGATTATTCTTGAACTTTTGAAAAGAAATCATTTGCCTTTTAGAACGAAATGGATTATTGCTGGTCACGAAGTAGATTTTTTGGTCAAAAAGACAATTATTGAAATAGACGGCGCGATTCATCTTCATCTTAAAAGTCAAAGAGACATCTTATTCACAAGATTAGGCTATAAACCTATTCATTTTTCAGTCAATGAAATTAAAAAAAACATCTCATTGACAGAAAAAAAACTAAAATATCTTGTGAAATAAGATGGCAAAAACTTCATATGATTGGTTAGAACTAGATAATAATACTTCTACTCCTTCAGATTATGATACCAGTAAAGGCGGTATTGCGATTGTGGATAATGTGTTATATGCATATTTGAATAGTCAATGGACAGTAGTAATGTCTACTTCTACAACGACAACCACAACGACAACCACAACAACCACTACAACGACAACCACTACTAGCAGTTCCACAACGACAACCACAACGACAACCACTACTAGCAGTTCCACAACCAGTACATCTAGTTCAACCACAGCAACTTAAAATTAAAATGCGTGAATAAGGGAGAAGAAAACATTTGAGGTTTTTCTTCTCCCTACACGCATTAAAAAATATGCCTTTTCAGAAACGAGGTAAGTTTTATTACCATAAAGGAAAAAAATATACTAAAAAACAAGTAATGGCTTATTACGCTACGGGAGGATTTAAAAGACCTCCTCGCAAAGGACGTTTAGCGTCCAAAAAAAGTAGCAAAAAAACAAGCAGAAAAAAATAATCTATTAACTTTATGTCTGAATCTTATACTTCATCAGTTGTATATAATCCTACTTTAATTGATGCAGCGGGATCAACTGAAAGTTCAGCAGTAATGCAAGTTTATGGAGCGCAGAAGATTGGTATTTATCTGACTGCAGATTCAATTAACAATCGGAGCGGAGTATTAACAATTACGGTTTCTCCTGATGGATCTAATTTCTATGCCTATAATATGCTAATTAGCAATGCCGCAAATGCTAACAGTGAGAATTTAACACGTGTAGATTCAAAAACCAGAAATACTGACGGTACTGATATTCTCTGGCTTTCTCCTGAAACTTTAGGAGGATTTACGCATATTAAAGCTACAATTACGATTACTGACGGCGATTCTCCCGCTGGGACATTTACAGTATTGGCAATTATTACAACTTAATCATTTATTTAAAAAATGAGAGACAAAATTGCAATTTTTACGACTTTTAGTTATTATGATCCCGCTTACTCTCTAGAGAGGATCGCGGAAACCCAGATCAAACAATTGGTCAAAAATAATTACAAGGTGGTAACAATCGCGGCTCAAGGTTTTAATGGCGGAGGAGAATTCTCTAAAACAGAAATTCGCCACTTGCCACAAGTACCGATTGATAATGATAAAATTCTACCTTCTTTTGAGGAAGATGTAGATAAAATTTCTACTATTCTGCCTAATTTAATGCAGGATATTAGAATTGCTTTTACTCACGACATCTTTTTTCAATTTGCTTCTATTCCTTACAATGAAGCTTTACGTCGTTATATGCAAAATGAAAAGGATGTTTTTTTGTTAAATTGGATTCATTCCGTTCCTTCTCAACCTCCTGCTTTTTTGAAATATCCTGAAGATTGCAGATTTAAAAGAATACCTAATAGTTATATGATTTATCCTAATGATTGGGATAAAAAACGGGTAGCAATAATGTATGGTTTAGAAATAGATGAAGTTAAAACAATTCATCATCCAATAGATTTAGATGAATTTTACAAATTAGACCAAGATACAATTGATTTTGTTCATAAATATAATCTCTATGAAGCTGATGTAATTTCAGTTTATCCTCTACGAATGGATAGAGGAAAACAACCTGAAAAAGTAGTTCAAATAATGGCAGGTTTAAAGAATCGCGGTCTTTCTGTGCGATGCATTATTATAGATTTTCATTCTACAGGAGAACACTTTTTAGCTTATAAAGAAGAATGTAAAGAATGGGCAAAAAGAACTGGTCTAGATAATGATTTAATTTTTAGTTCTGAATTTAAAGAAAAATTTAAGTCTTCCTGTCCTTATAATTTTGTTTCTGATTTAATGCGAATCGCGAATGTTTTTATTATGCCTTCCCGTTCAGAAACCTTTAGTTTGATTACCGCAGAAGCCGCTTTATCTAAAAATCTTTTAGTTTTAAATAAGGACTTTCCGCCAATGCTTAATCTTTATGGTTCTGCTCCTATTTATTTTCAGTTTGCAAGTAATGTTAATCTATTAGATGGTTCTTTTGGTTCTACAGAACCTGCTTTTACGCCTTCGTATGTCCAAGAAATTGCAGCCGCTATCCAATATTATCTTAAAAATGATAGAGCATTAAATACTAATATTAGAGTCAGAAAAATGTATAATATGGATAATGTTTTCCGTGATGAATTAGAACCTTTAATGGCTTCTATCTGCAATATTGCAGATTTAAAAGGAACGTTAAATATCCAAGGAAATATAAATTCAACACCTAAAAAAGAAGAAAAGTTAGACGAAAGTGTTTTTATTGAACCTATTATTGTATGAATAAATTTAGTATTATTGTTCCCACTTATAACCGTGCTGGTACATTGCCTCGTTGTTTGAATAGTGTACTTTCCCAAACTTATCGTAATTGGGAATTGATTATTGTTAATGATGCTTCTTCTGACGAGACGAATAAAATTTTGGAAAGATTAAAAGTTTATCCAATGATTCGTATTTTTGATTTAAAAGAACATAGTGAGAGATTGGTGGCGCGAAATGTAGGCATTCACGAAGCAAAAAATGAATGGATTTGTTTTTTAGATGCCGATGATGAATATACTTCTAATTATTTAGAAGTTTTAAATGATGAGGTTGAACGCAATCCAAATTATTCAATTTTTAATTTTGGGGCTTTATTTAAAGAAAAAGAAATAATAAACGAAAAAAGATATGAAAAGGGTTGGCGTATTCTTGAACCTTTAGAATTAGAAGAAACAAAAAATGGAATGGTGCATTTTGGTCAGGGTTTAATTACAAGTGGTTGTTTCATTTTTAAAAAGGAACTTTTGCAAGATAAACCCTTTTATCCTAAAACAAAAGTAGCTTATGGAGGAGATGACAGTTTTCCCGCTCTGCTTGCTAAAAGGGATGACAAATTTAAAGAAATATGTAAACAAGACAAAGATGGCAACTGGCTTCCTTTAGGTAATCCTTTTGGTGATGATTATTCTCTTTTTTGGTGGTTAACTAGAGAAAATAAAAGCAAATGTTTAGATTGCATTCTTTATATTCACCATACTAGATAAATGGCAACTTTAAATCGGGAAAAAATTTGGGACGCGATGGAACAATATCGCAAAATTTTAGAACCAAATAACAAAAACTGGCAGATTTTAGAAATAGGTATTGATGGTGATGATAAACCGAGTGGAAATTATAAATACTTTGGTGAAGGAAATGAGTGGAAAACTCTAGATTTTTTGCCAGAACTAAAACCAGATATTGTGGCGGATATTACAGATACAAAATTGCCAGAAGAGAAATGGGACTTAATTATTTGTTCTCAAGTGATTGAACATATTTTTAATTTTCCAGCGGCTTTAAAGGAGATCTATCGGATTTTAAAAAAAGAAGGATATGCAATTATTGATTGTCCTTTTGAATTTCCTTATCACGGACTTCCTAGTTATGATGATTATTGGCGCATTTCGTCAATAGCTTTATCTAAAATTTTAGAGAATATTGGTTTTAAAATTATTAAATGTCAAATGCTTGGTCCACTAACTACTTGCCTAGCACAAAAACTAAAATGAAAATTCTAATTACTGGCGCAGCTGGTTATTTAGGGAGGATTCTTTATCCAATTTTAAATCT